CGGGCTTCTCGTCGCCCGTGTTGGCGAACACGATCGCGTCGGGCCGCTCGCCGCGCTGCGCGAGGCCCACGATCACGGCGACGCTATCGACGCCCATGCCGAGCGCGACGTACAGGGGCGAGCCGATCTGCCGCACTGCGGCTGCGATCGCGTTGATCTCGGGGGTGCTGGTTTGCATCTGCTGCTCCAAGGTAAGTTGGGCGTGCGTGGGTGGGCTGTTACGCGTAGCGTAACAGAAACAGTTGCAGGTGTGCAACTATTTCGGAGGCATCCATATGTATGCAGGACATGGGCGATCGTGGGCCAGCTGCAGGTGGGGGTGGGGCGGCGAGTCGTTCAGTGGGGCTGAAACCGTGTGCATGCCGTGTTCTGGCGCGCACCGTGGTGGTGCGATCTTGTAGGACAGGGCTGTGGATAAGTGCCGAAATCCGAAAAGGCGATTTCGCGCTGGCTGCACGCTACGTCTGCAACCCTTGCAGGGGTAGCCAAAATCGACTTGCGTGGCTCCAGCGCGATCGTGGCGCGATCTGGCCCTATACGTTAGTGGTCACTTCAGGTCAACTTACGAGTGTTTTCCTCGACATTACATTAACTGTGTAGGACAAAGGCCAGATTAGGCCTTACGGTGCGTAGGGCTATAGCCAAGTCTCAGCGATCGCCGGATCGTCGGCGGGCTCGCGTGGCAGGCACACCCCGGCGCTGGTTGGGATGGCGGCACGCGCGGCCTCGATCGTGCTGGTGACCGCGAGCGGCTCGACGTCAGGCACAGGCTCATCGCTGCCAGCGATCGCGCGCCAGCGTCGCACGACGAAGCGCCCCGGATAGTCGCGCGGGTTCGCGTAGATCGTGAACAGTTCCAGCTGCGGCGCGCTAGGCGTGGCGCTTGCCCTTCAGCTGGCGCTTGCAGACCTTCAGGTCAGCGGCCTGTTCAGCGCAGTGCTGGAGCTTGGCGGCGAGCTTCTTCGCTCCCAGCTGCAGGAGGGCACGCAGGACGCTGGAGGACATCGAGCGATGCGTCCCACGCCACTGGGTGAGCATGACAGGGTGGATCGACAGGGCACGGGCAACGGCCCGCACCTCGATGTCTGGATCGCGCGAGACCAGCACTGCGGTGAGCTTGAACTCGCGCGAGTAGCTCGCGCCGCGTGCGCGAACCGATGTTGCACGCCTCGATTTCAGAGTTGACATGGACACCCTCGTATTGTTTGTCTTGTTCAAAACAGAACAAGTGTATACGCCGCGTGCGTATACGAGCGAAGAGTGTTTCACATGGAACAAAGCGAGCAGCAGCTGCGGGCATTGCGCCCACGGGCGCTGTGCCTATGTACAGCAGCTGGTGATTCGTACAGTAGATAGGCGTTGACTAAGGCATGGGCATGGCGCGATAGTTCGCGCCTATGAGCAACGACAGCGCGCAGCTGGACAACGACACAAGCGTCGATGCGCCCAGCGAATCAGTGGCCTGCGAAGGCGAGTTGATACCTGCTCCGAGGCGCAACCTGCGCGGAGGGCGCGTGCCGGGCTACAGGCAGCCCGAGCGCATGCGCAGCCGCATCCAGTGCGGTCAGCTGATCAGGCGGCTGCAGATCATCAGCAAGGGCCGCGCGGACGGCACGCCTGCGCACCTCGCTGTGCAGGTGCAGGCAGCGAAGGTGCTGCTCGCGAAGGCGCTGCCCGACATCCAGAACATCACGATCAGCGGCGATGCCGACGCGCCGCTCATCATCCTCACTCGGATGGAGTGATGCGACCGGGGGAATTCCGGGAGAGCGCATGCACGCGCACCCGCTCTTCACTCGGAGAATCGCCCGTTGTCGCCGTTTGCATGAGGAACGTGCGCGAGGTGCAGCTGCTCACGATCGCGCTCACTGCACGCAGCTGCAGCTGGTGGTGCGTGCGTGTGCGTGCGCTGCTGCGTGCAGCAGGCGCGAGCGTGGCGCGACGCTGGGCGCGCGGCGATCGGACCCCCGGTGGGCTGGTCGCGCCAGCCCCCGGCGGGGCGGGGAAGATGAGGCTCAGTGGGGATTCCCGACACTACCTCCCCTACTCAGCGCATCCCCAGCCGCAGCGCATTTGTAACAGCAGCCCCAGCGCATGACGCGCACCGAGATGGCCCAGCTGCGCGAGCAGGAGGAGCAGCAGGCGCAGCGCGAGCGCGAGGTAGCGATCACGTTCAAGGCGCGCGAGTGGCAAAAGCCGTTGATCAAGTTTTTCCGCGATGACGGCAAGCGCGCATCCGTTGTCGCCCACCGTCGCGCCGGGAAGGATCGCGCGGCGATGTTCATTGAGTTGGAGCAGATGCTGCGTAGCCCGCGCGAGGTGTGGCACACGCTCCCCTCCTACAAGCAGGCGAGGAAGGTGATCTGGGATGCGCTCACTGGTGACGGCAAGCGCCTGATCGACATTGCGTTCCCGGCAGCGATCGTGAAAAAGCGCCATGAGGACGAGATGAAGGTGGAGTTGGTCAATGGTTCGCTTTGGCGCTGCGTCGGTGCGGACAATTTCGATTCGCTCGTTGGCGCGAATCCGAAGCACGTTACGTTCTCCGAGTGGGCCTTGACCGCGCCCAAGTCCTACGAATTCGTTCGCCCGATCTTGGCTGAGAACGATGGCACCGCGCTATTCCTCACCACGCCGCGCGGATTCAACCACGCGCATTCCATGCATGAAGCTGCGCGCGAGATGAGCGCTTGGTATTGCGCAACGCATCCGGTGAGCCAGACGAAGTTGATCAACGAGGCGGTGCTGGCTGAAGAGCGCCGCACCATGCCCGATGAACTGTATCGGCAGGAGTACGAGTGCGACTTCTCGGCGGCGAATGTCGGATCGATCCTCGGCAAGTACATCGAGGCGGCTGAACGCGAAGGCAGGATCAAGGCTGGGCCGCTCTTCGATCCATTCGGTGCCGAGATTCATCTGGTCAGCGACATCGGCTATCGCGACGCTGCGGCATGGTGGTGGGTGCAACCGTGCCCCGGCGGCTATCGCATGCTCGATCACGATGAAGACTCTGGCCTCGATGCTGAAAGCTGGATCGAGCGCCTGAAGGCAAGGGGTTGGACTGTCGGCACGCTGTGGCTCCCCCACGATGCGCGTGCGAAAACCTTCCGCTCGCACCTCACCGTCGTGGACATGTTCTTGAAGAGCGGCCTTGCCGCGCGCTACAGGGTCACCCCGCACACCACGATCGCCGATCGGATCAACGCGGCGCGCATCTTCGCGAGGAAAACCGAATTCGATCGCGCCTCCTGCGCACGCGGATTGATCAGCTTGCGCGAGTGGCAGTTCAAGTGGGACGAGGAGCGCCACGCCTTTTCTGCCGAGCCGAATCACAACGAACACAGCCACACGGGCGATGCCTTCTCCTATTGCGGCGTCGCCCTGAAGGAGGACGTCCCTACGCCGATCGTCGCGGAGCTTGAGCCGCAGATCGGCCCACCGCACTACGCATTCTCACTTGAGATGCTCCACGACGCGAGGCGAGATGGACTCCTATAGCGCACCAACCAGCATCGCCGAGGGCGACGAAGCGAACGAGGCGAACGACCTCCTTGAAGAACACATGGAGCCGGAACACTGGACCCGCGAACTGCAGACCGCGCGGCGCTGGTTCCAGAAGTGGCACACCCTCGCGCGCTCGATCGAAAAGAAGTTCCTCATGCAGCAAGCTGATGCCGAGCGCACCGGGGTGGGCGTGAAGGGGGAATTTCCCCTGTTCTGGTCCAACGTCCAGACCGCGCTCTCAGCCCTGTACGGACAAATCCCGAAGGTGAGCGTCGATCGCGCCAACCTCGATCCGGCAGACGATGTCGCGCGCGTCGCCGCGCTGATCCTTGAGCGCATCTTCAACTACGAATCCGATGATCTGGAAAATAGCCCGTACTACATTTTTCAGGACGCGATCCTCGATCGCATGGTCGCGGGCCTCGGCCTTTGCTGGGCGCGCTATGAATTCAATTCCGAAAGTGTGCCGATCGAGGGAGTCATCGATCCGCAAACGGGCCAGACGCTCGCGATCGATGTGATCACCGAGGAGCGCTGCCCGCTCGACTATGTCCGCTGGGAGGATTTTCTCTACTCACCGTGCCGCCGCTGGCAGGATAAGCGCTGGGTCGCGCGCCGCATCCCGATGACCAAGCAGGAACTGATGAAGCGCTTCGGCGAAAAAGCCGTGAACGCCCCTCTCGCATTGAAAAGCGCACCGTCTCGCGCGTTGCGTGATGATGACCCGCTGCGTGCGCAGACCGAGGATCAGGCCGACGTCTGGGAAATCTGGTGCCTGACCACGCGCTGGGCCTACTGGTACGTCGCAGGCCACGACACGCTCCTCGACGCCAAGGAAGACCCGCTCCAGCTGAAAGACTTCTTCCCGGTCAAGCGCCCGTTGATGGCAACGCACCTGACCAACGCCTACCTGCCGCGCCCCGATTACCTGTTCGCGAAATCGCAGTACGAGGAATTGGAACTCATCGCCTCCCGCTGCACGATGCTGACCGAGGCGCTCAAGCTGGTGGGCGTGTACGACAAGACTGCCGACGGCGTGCAGAGGATGCTCAATCAGGCGGCGATGAACCAGCTGATCCCGGTTGATAACTGGGCGATGTTCGCCGAGAAGGGCGGCATCAAGGGTCAGGTCGATTGGATGCCGCTCGAAATGGTGGTCAAGGCGCTGGAGTACCTGACCGCGCGCAAGCAGACCTTGAGCGTGGAAGTCTTTGAGCTTCTCGGGATCAGCGACATCCAGCGCGGCATGGCCTCCTCGCGCGAAACCGCGACGACGCAGCGCCTGAAAGCCCAGTACGGCAACGCGCGATCGGAAAAATCGGGCGAGGAGATCGCGCGCTTTGTCACCGACAACTACAGGATGCGCGCCGAAGTGATCTGTCGGCATTGGCAGGCAAGCACGATCATGCAGGTGAGCCAGATCGACAAGACCCCCGATGCGCAGTTCGCGCAACAGGCGATCGAGCTTCTGAAGAACGATCCCACCGTCGCGATGCGCGTGAAGATCAGCGCGGAAAATATCCAAGCCCCCGATTGGCAGCTGGAGAAAGCCCAGCGCGTGGACTTCCTCGCGAGCTTGAGCGGCTTCATCTCCTCCTCGGTCCCGATGGTGCAGCAGTTCCCCGGCACCGCAGGCCCGATGCTGAAGATCGTGCAGTGGGTCGCGAGCGGCTTCAAGGGCGGCAAGCAGATCGAGGGCGTGCTGGATCAGGCGATCCTCGCGCTGCAGGCCGACATGGCGAAGCCCAAACCCCCGCCCGTGCCCACGCCGCAGGACAAGAAGGATTTGGCAGCAGCGCAGAACCAGCACGCCGATGCCAAGAAAAAGCAGGCCGAGATTTTGAAGATGATGGTCGAGGGCGGCGTGCCGCTGCCGATCGCCATGCAGATCGCGCAGATGCTGCCGCCGCAGTTCGATCCGGCGACACCGCCTGCACCGCCCCCGGCACCGGGAGGTCCGCAACAGCTGCAACAGCCCCCGCAGGCTCCTCCCGGTGTTCCGGGTGTCCCCGGCATGGGCGGCGCGATCTCGGCACCGCGCCCCGGTCCGCAAGCGCCCGTGCGCCCACCGAGCAGCATGCCCAAGATGCCCAACCTGCCGGGGATGCCGCAGTGAAGGCCTATGCCGACGCTCCGCGCCTGCTCTGTGGCGAGTGCGGCTCGCAATTGCTCATCCAGCGCCCGCGCGGCAGCTGGTGCCCGGTGCGCTGCCTGAACGCGCACTGCGCGGAGAAGGACATCCCGTATGCCTACCAGCTGGTCGAGGTTGAACTGAACCTCGTTCCGGTGGAGACGCCGATCTGATGAAGGTGCGCGAGGCCTACTACGCGATCGGCTGGGGCATCGTGCTGGGCCTGTGCGCGGCGTGGCTCATCTACTGGGTGACGACCCTCGCGCTCGCGTGGCTCGATGGGACGGGCGCAACGTGAGGCGCTTCGTCCAGCAGGCCGATGGAGAGCTTGTCGAAGTCGGCCCCGACTACGCGCCGATCAGCCGCGCGAGCAATCGCTACGTCGGTGACTCCCACTACGATGGCCTGCGCGCGAGCGATGGCGAGAACATCTCGACGCGCACCAAGCACCGCGAGTACATGAAGAGGAAGGGCCTCGCGACGATGGACGATTTCACCGGGGAATTCGCAAAGAAGACCGCGCAGCGCCGCCGCTTCTTGGAAACCGGATATGACCCAACGCGCCGCCCCGCGATCGAGCGCGCGATCCGCCAACTGCATGAACGAGGAAAACGATGAGTGACCCCACTGTCCGCGAAGCGATCGAGCAGTCGCTGGAGACGCTGACCACAACCGAAACCCCCGCTGCACCAGCTGCAGCACCCGCCACGCCTGCCCCGCCTGTAGCAGCACCAGCTGCAGCGTCACCCACTGGGAGCGATGCAGCCGCGCCCTCCAAGGACGCGCCCGCTGGTGTTCAGCCGGGGCAGGCTCCTCCTGTAGCCGCGAAGGCCAAGCCCAAGCAGCAAGACCTCTTCGCCCCGGTGGAGAAGGCGCTCGCCCCGAAACCCGCTGCAGCTGCACCCGCTCCCGCGCCAGCTGCAGCGGAACTGAAAGCCCCGGCGTCGTGGAAGGCCGACTTGCGCGAGAAGTGGAAGACGCTGCCCGCCGAGGTGCAGGGCGAAGTCATCCGGCGCGAAAAGGAAAACGACGCGCGCATGCAGGAGTCGGCGAGCCTGCGGCGCTTCGCGCAGGAATTCCGGCAGGTGAGCGAGCCGTATCGCGCCTTCATCGAAGCCGAGGGCGCAAACCCGCTCGCCGCGTTCCACGACTACCTGAAGACCGCAGCGCTGCTGCGCACGGGCGCACCCGCCGACAAGGCACGCATGGTCGCCTCGCTCGTCCAGCAGTACCAGATCCCGCTCGCCGCGCTCGATGCCTACCTCGCTGCCGCGATCCGGGGTGGACCGCAGCCGCAACAACAGCAACCGTATACGCAGCAAGCGTATACAAATGGGCCAGGTGCTCAACAATTCCGCGATCCGCGCGTCGATCAAATCCTCGAGCGCAACGCCGCCATGGAGCGCGAGCAGGTGGTGAACGCGATGAGTGAATTCGCGGGCGACGCGAAGAACGAATTCTTCGCCGATGTGCGCGGCACGATGGCGGATGTGATGGACGCAGCTGCCAAGCGCGGGATCGTGATGGGCCTTGCCGATGCTTACGCGCGCGCCTGCCAGATCGAGCCGGAGGTGAAGAAGGTGCTGGACGCGCGTGCGGCGCAGGGAAGCGTGGGCGCTGCCGCGCGCACCCTCGCTGCTGCGCGTCACGCGGCCTCTTCAATTCCGAGCGCAGCAGCGCCGCCCGCGTCGCGAAATGCGAGCGCAGCACCTGCGAGCGTGCGCGAAGCGATCCTGCAGTCGATTGACACGCTGACGAGCGCGGCGTAACTTGCGCGACTAGTAGTAGCGCCAATGCATGAACGGCACCGCATGTAGTGGGTGCCGCCATCCTCTGCAGCGGAGAGGCCAATTTGTGGCTTCCCACCGAAACGGCGATGAGAAGTTTTCATCAACCTTTCGCATGGGAGTGGACAAATGGCTTTCCCAACCGTCACCGATGTAGTGGCAACGACGATCGAGTCGCGCACCAAGCAGATCAGCGACAACGTCACCAACAACAACGCTGGCCTCGCCTACATCAAGGCGAACGGCAACGTGAAGCCCATCTCGGGTGGATCGGAGATTTTCGAGGAGTTGAGCTTCGCCGAGAACGGCAATGGCGGCTTCTACTCCGGCTACGATTTGCTGCCCGTCGCCGCGCAAGACGTCATCTCCAGCGCGCGCTTCAACCTGAAGCAGGCCGCAGTCCCGGTGGTGATCTCGGGGCTGGAAGAACTCCAGAACTCGGGCAAGGAAGCGTTCATCGACCTGCTGGACGCGCGAATCACCGTCGCCGAATCGACGATGGCGAACATCCTCTCATTCGGTTTCTACAACGACGGCACCGCAGCTGGCGGCAAGGCGATCGTGGGCATCAACGCCGCAGTCCCCGCAGCTGGCGCGACCGGGCGCGTGGCAACCGGAATCTACGGTGGCATCGATCGCGTGACTTGGGCGTTCTGGCGTCCGTACTTCAGCCTGATGGCTGCAGCTGCGACGCCCGCGACGATCCAAGCCGCGTTCAACGACGTCTGGGCGAACCTTGTTCGCGGTCAGGATCGCCCGAACGTGATCATCGTGGACAACTTCATGTGGGGCGTCTACATGGCGAGCCTGCAGGCGCAGCAGCGCTTCACCGATCCGGGCAAGGCGCAGCTGGGCTTCCCCACGATCAAGTACATGGACGCTGACGTCGTTCTCGATGGCGGCATCTACTTCGCATCCTCCAGCTGGGGAACGGGACTCGCGGCGAAAACCGCGCTGTTCCTCAATACGAAGTTCCTGAAGTGGCGTCCGCACTCGGCGCGCGACATGGTGACGCTGTCGCCGAATAAGCGCTACGCGATCAACCAAGACGCCGAGGTCAGCATCCTCGCGTGGGCTGGCGCGCTCACCTGCAACGGCGATTACTTTCAGGGACGCCTGCTCTCACCGTAACCAGCGCGATCTCCGCTGTGTCCGATCCCGCCGCGAATCCCACAAGGAGACGCGGCGGGAATTTTTTCGAGGAGAACTGAAATGCCTGCATCGCTTCCCGGCGCAACACTGGCCCAGAACCTCGCCAACCCTTCGCAGGGTCGCGCGGTCACCTTCGATCCGATCAGCGGCGCGAAAGGCTCGCCCCTCGATCGTGACAACTCTGGCAACGCCTCCACGGGCGCACTCTCGACCGGGATCGGCCTCACGCCGAGCAACATCATCGGCCTGACCGCGCCTGCGTCGATCTTTGCAGCTGGCTACAACGACAACGGCGTACCCGGCGAGCGCATCACCGTCTACGCCGCGCCGCCGCCTCCCGGAGTGGTCACGACCGACATCGCTGACTCGACCATGATGTACATCGGCGGCGGCAGGATGATTGCCAACGTCGATCCGGTGGGCAAGTTCAGTGTGCCGTTCGTCCCGAGCAAGTACACCGCCGGGATCGCGATCGCTGCAGCTGGCAACGGTGGATCGCGCGACGCTGGCGCTGGCCCCGCGTTCACCGCGTTCGCGATGAAGATGGTCACGGCAACGGGTGCAGTCGCCAACGGCGCTGCGATCGAAGCTGGCTTTCTCAACCGCAGCAACATCGCGATGGTCACGGGCCAAAGTGCATTCGGCTCCGACGCAGCCGCGCTCGCGGCTCCGGCATAGCCATGAAATACACCTTCCACAAGGACGGCAAGGTCGAGATGGTGACGATCTATGTCGATCGCACCAACAGCGTGACGCGCCCCGCAACCGATCAGGATCACCTCGACGCCGAGGAGCATCCCGAGGAGCAGCTGCAGACGCAGGGCATCACGCTGCCGCCGATCGAAGAGCATCTCAGCGCTGCCGACAAGCAGGTTGTGCAGGACGAAGCCGACGCCGAAGCCGCCCACCGCAAGAGGAAACGCTGATGCCCAGCGCCAGCATGAAGCAGGCGCGCACGATGGCGGCAGCTGCGCACAACCCAGCGTTCGCCAAGCGTGTCGGCATTCCGCAGAAGGTGGCGCACGACTTCAACCAAGCCGACAAGGGCACGCAGCTGCTGCGCCAAGCGATGACAGCGGACGCGCTACGCAATCGAAAGCTGCTGCCCAAGGAACCGGGAGAGCCGCGCGAGCCGAGGGAACGTCGCGAAGAGATGGACTAGTCCCGGCAGCGGGGAGCAGCTGCAGTGTCTACCTAGCAAGGGAGCATGACGATGGAGACTTTCAACGAGGACGTAGAACTCTTCACCAAGGAAACCAAGGGCGACGATCGGCTCGCGGTGCGCTTTTTCTTGAAGCCCGCGCGCGACGACGCAGCGAGCGCCGCTGACGGCGTGATGCGCTTCAAGGACGTCGAGTACGTCCAGATCATGGTCCCCGGCGATCGCGACAACATCATCATCCGGCCCGCAGGCGAGGGCGACAAGCGCCGCTTCGGGCAGCAGTACCGTGATTGGAAGGCCGACAAGTCGAGCGAGCAGGCCGTTGGCACGCCGCTCGATATGTGGGGGCGGCTCACGCTCTCGCAGGTGGAGGAATTCCGCTACATCGGGGTTCGCACGATCGAGCAGCTGGCGGTGCTGAACGACAGCGCGATGCTGCGCATGCCGGGAGCCGCTGAGTTGAAGAGGAAGGCGCAGGCGTTCCTCGATGCGCAGAAGGAAGAAGCCCCGATGCGTCACCTGCAGGCCGAGCTTGAGAAGCGCGACAGCGATACGAACGCACTCAAGGAGCAGCTGGCCCAGCTGCAGGAGCAGGTGGCGAGGCAGGCCGCGATCATCGCAGCTGCGCCGCAACCGAAGGCCGCGAGGTAAGGCAGTGCCGCTGCAGATCACCGACTTCGATTACGGCACGGCGATCAAGTTCATCGCCCAGATGGTGGGTCATCCGATCCCCACTGATCCCGCCGGATCGCTCGACCCCGCTGTCCAGCAGATGGGCCTTGCGGTCAATCATGGCCTCGGTGAACTGCTCGCGATGAAGGATTGGCAAGACCTGACCGAGAGCGGGACGATCCCGATCGTCGCGAGCTTCGCAGGAGAAAAGGAAAAATCGTTCCCGCTCCCGGTCGATTACGTCCGCTTCATCGACCAGACGCAGTGGAGTCCGCAATCGTTCCTGCCCGCGCCGGGGCCGATCTCGCCGCAGGGCTGGATGCAGGCGATGATCCAATCGGTGGTCCCGGCGATGTACCTGTACTGGCAGATCAGGCAGGACAAGCTCTTCATCCTCGCGCCGCCATTTCCCACTCCGGTCGATTTCAACTTCTATTACCTCTCGCGCGCGCAGGTGATCGATCAGGACGATCCGACGATCCTGAAGAACATCGCGAGCAAGAACGGTGACAAGTTCAAGTTGGACGGCTACCTGATCATGCTGATGGGCCGCATGAAATATCTGGAGTGGAAGGGGTTCGACTCCAGCGCGGCGCAGCGCGACTTCCAGATCGCCTATGACTCGCGCGCTGGCTCCGACAAGGGCGCACCTGTGTTGTCGCTCAATACGGGCGGTGGTCAGCCGCTCATCGGCGGGTGCAGCCTGCCGATCACCGGATACGGCACCTAGATGCCGCTGCAACCCGTCCGCGCAACGTACCGCAACGCTCCGCGCCTCTCGGCGCAGACGAGGACGCACCAGTACGCGATCTTGCCTGCGCCGATCAAGGGCCTCGATGCAACGCAGCCGCTCGTCGCGCAAGACCCGCGCGCGGCGAACATCCTCGACAACTTCACCGTGCGCCGCTCCGGGATCGAGCTTCGTCCCGGCTGGAAGCGCTGGGTGACGAACCTTGGCGGTGCGGGCGCGCTCGCGAACAAGGTCGTCTCGCTGATGACCTACTTCCATCCGAACCCGGCGCTCTCGAAAATCTTCGCCGCGTGCGATGACGGCAACATCTATGACGTCACCGCCGCGCAGGCAGAAGGATTCGTTCCGCCCGTCATGGTCGCGATCCCCGGTCAGATCAGTCCCGGTCAATTCAGCTGGACGAACTTCTCCACGACGGCGATCAACTACCTGTGCATCTGCGCAGCTGGCGGCGGGTACTGGACCTATGACGCAGCAGGCGGCTGGGTCAATCGCACCCCGACGATCAACCCCGCGCCAGCTGCAGCCGCTGCGCCCAACTGGGACTTCGTCATGGTGTGGAAGAACCGCCTGTGGTTCATCCAGAACGCGACGCAGGATGCGTGGTATCTCGCAACGAACGCGATCACGGGAACGGCAGCGAACTTCGATTTCGGGCCGCTCTTCGTCCACGGTGGTCAGCTGGAAGCGATGGCTTCCTACACGGTGGATGCTGGCGACGGCATCGATGACAAGCTGATCATCGCTGGCTCCGGGGGCGACCTTCTCATCTACGAGGGCACCGATCCGAGCGCAGCTGCAACCTTTCGCATCGCTGGGCGCTGGTACGTCGGCAAGCCCCCGGCTGGACGGCGCTGGATGTCGAAGTACGGTGGCGACCTTGCGATGGTGACTCCGCAGGGGATCGAATTTGTTTCGCGCCTCATGCAGGGCAGGAGTGCGCTTGATCCCGAGGGACTCGGCGACGACGCCGCCACGCGCTACAACGAGGTGATCGGGGCGGAAGTGCGCGCAACTGACGGGCAATCGTTCTGGAACCTCACCTACTTTCCAGAAGAGCAGTTCATGCTCGTCACCACGCCCTACAACAACGCGCAGGCCTCGCACCAGCACGTTTTCAGCGTGATCCCGCGCGCATGGTCGCGCTTCCTTGCGATCCCGATGGTGTGCGCCGAGACGCTCAATGGCGCGCTGTACTTCGGCACGCTCGATGGCAAGGTGGGCAAGCTCTTCGCTGCGCCCACTGACGATGAGCTTTCCACGGGCGCGCCGGGAGTGAGCGTGCAGGGACGCGCGCAGACCTCCTTCGTCGCACCGGGCAATGACCTGATGGCGTTGAAGCGCCCGTTGCTGGTGATGCCGATGTTCATCGCGGTCGATACCCCGCAGGTGAAGCTGCAGATCAACACCGAGTGGAGCGCGAGCGCACCGCCCGGTACGCCCGCCTACGTTCCCACCGTGCAGGCGATGTGGGATGTCGCGAAGTGGGATCAGGCGTTGTGGACCGGAGGAGCTTTCACGTTCACGGGCTGGGTGGGCGTGCTGGGCTTGGGTGTGTACATGAGCCTGTCGTTCACGCTCACCGGAAGTGCGCGCACGCTCTTCACCAGCTGGAAGATTGTCTTTGAGCCGGGAGGGATCGCCTGATGGCTGGCGATCGCGCAACTACAGCAGGAGCGGGGCCGCAGCAGATGGGCGGCTTCGCTGGCACGCAGGGCCTCGCGCCGTGGTTGACGCAAGGCAGCGCTGCGTTCTCGCCCATGGGCCGCTCGTCGCTGCAGCTGGGATCGGGGCAGGCCGCGAAGCTCGCGCAACAGCGCGCGCTCGCCGACCAGCTGCGCGCCGCGCCCGTGCAGGACTATGACCTGTGGAAGAACCCCAAGGGCAGCTTCGGTGACATCCCCGACTACGAAGCGCCGGAGAAAACCTACGCACCGCCAGAGCAGGAGGGCGTGCCGGGATCGTCACCTGATGCGCTCGATCCCGGATATCAGGATCAGCAATTCGGCGCGCACATGGACTACTCGGGCGATGTGCCGACAGTGATTCAGGGGCCGCAGAACAAGAGCGATCCGTACAACTTCGGCCCCGACTATTCCGACTTCTACAACAAGGCGCACGGCGCGGGGAGCTACGACAGCGAAGCCGCGCGCTACGCAGGCCTCGACAAGGAAGATCAGCTGGGCGATTACGAGCAGTTGTACGGAGAATTTCCCGAGGCCGATCCAACCGCGATGGAAGATTGGTTCCGCCGCGCTGGCACGGGCGGCGCGTACACCGCAGGACGGCAGGACATGCAGGCGCAGAACCAGCGCACCGAATTGACCGAGGCGATCATTCCGGTTCTCCTGTCGATGGGAATGGCGGCGATCACCGCGCCTGCTGCTGCCGGATCGCTTGCTGGTGCTGCGACCGACACGGTGGGATCGATCGGCGCGGGCACTGCAGCGGGCGGCGGATTCGGCGGCGGCGGATTTTCCTTGGGCAGCTTGATCCCCTCGATGGGACAAGTTGCGAGCAGCATCCCCTCGGCTGCGTACAACCTCACCGACTACTACGATCGCAGCGGCGGCTACTGATGATCTTCACCGCCAACACCGACGCGAAGAAGCACGCGATGTGGAAGTTCCTCTCATTGCGCGGCGTGCAGCTGCAAAGGAGCGAGGACTTCAACGCGATCGGGCGCGTGAGCGTGATCACGGGTGATCTGATCGGCGTGGTCGCGTTCAACAACTTCTGCGGTCGCATCTGCGGCATGCACGCAGCTGGCGACGGCAACTGGATTTCGCGCGAGCTGATCCGCGCTGCGCTCGACTATCCGTTTCACCAGCTGGGCCTTGTCGCGCTGGTTGCCGCGATCGCTGCCGACAACGCAAAGTCGCTGCGCATCGCGCAGCACTTCGGATTTCGCGAGCTTCATCGCGTGAAGGACGGCGCGGAACACGGCGTCGATCTGGTGTTTGTGCAAATGCGGCGCGAGGAGTGCCGCTACTTGGGAGAGCGAGATGAGCAAAGGCTCCGCGACACCGCCTGCGCCTAATTTCACGGCAGGTGCGGAGCAGACCGCAGCCGGGAACAAGGAAGCGCTGACCCAGCAAACGTGGGCCAATCGTCCTGACCAGAACACGCCGTGGGGCAGTTCGTTCTGGACGACCGGGCAGCAGACTGATCCGGCGACGGGCCAGCCCGTCACGACTTGGACGCAGAACGAGACGCTCGACCCGTCGCTGCAGGGCGCGCTCGACCAGCAGCTGCAGATGCAGGGCGATCGCACCAACCTCGCGAGTGGCTTCATGGGCCGCGTGGGCGAGGCCTACCAGCAACCGTTCGATTGGCAGAACCTGCCGGGGATGTCGGGTACGCCCAACGCGCAATTCACGCAGGGCCGCAACATGGCGACGAACTTGTCGCCCACGACCGGGACGACGAACGAAGCGGCATTCGGTGGCGAGCGCCAGAGGATCGAGCAGGGATTGTTCGATCGCATGGCCCCGCAGCACCAGCAGCAGGAAGCGCAGACACGCACGATGCTCGCCAATCAGGGACTCACGCCGGGGAGCGAAGCCTACAACGCCGAGCTTCAGCGCCTTGGTGACCAGCAGTCGCGCGAGCGCTTCAACGCCATGGAGATGGGCGGCAGCGAGCAGGCGCGCATGCAGCAGATGCTCCTCGGGCAGCAGCAGCAGGCCTTCGGGCAGCAGGGCGCGGCTGGGCAGTTCTACAACCAAGGCCAGCAACAGATGTTTGGTCAGGACTTGGGCGCGAACGCGCAGAACTTCTCGCAGATGAACCAGCAGGCCGACTACCAGAACCGGATGCGCCAGCAGGCGATCGCCGAGCAGGCGATGGCGCGCGGCATGCCGTTGAACGAGATGAACGCAATGATGTCGGGCCAGCAGGTGAGCATGCCGGGGATGCCCGCGTTCATGGGCAGCGGCATGGCGCAGGCTCCGAACTACATGGGCGCGCAGCAGGCGCAATACGGAGCGGGCCTTGATGCGTACAACGCGCAGCAGGCACAGCAGACCGGATTGCAGAACGGATTGTTTGGCCTCGGTAGCAGCGCGCTGATGGCCTACGGTCTTGGAGGAGGGTTCAAAGGATGATTTTCCCCGAGCAGTACATCGATCCCGAAGAGGACGCCCAGCGCTACGGGCTGAGTGAACTCGATCGCGGCTCGCCCCCGATGGGCAGCGGCATGTTCGATCCGAAAAAGAAAATGGATCGCCCGATGACGCTGGAGGAAATCCTGCTCGCGCAAGCGCCCTTCGGCGCGCGCCAAAAGCAATTGCAGATGCAGCTGGCGTTCGCTGACCAGCTGCGCGGCGAGGGCATGCCGCAGATGCGCCAAGCCGGGCGCGTCAACGTCGCGCCGAACTGGATGGAGTCGGCAAATGCTGGCCTGCGCCGTGGCTACGGTGATTACACGCGCGGCAAGGGCATGGTCGAGGGTGGACAAATCTATGACGAGGGCGTCGCTGAATTGCGCAAGTTGCTGGAGGAGAACAAGGCCGCGCGCTACGGCTCCGGCGGGGGCTTCGCCGAGTGATCAACTTCCCGCCCGATCTGTTGGGCAGTGACATCTTGGTGAACGCCAAGCGCGAGGAGTTGAGGAAGCGCCTCGCCGCGCAGGCCGCGATGAATCCCGGCATGACGATCGAGCGCGATCCGAGCTTGCCGCAGGACGAAAGCGGCAACGTCGAGATGCTCGATTCCTCCTACGGCACGCCGTCCCCGGCAGCGATCCCGCAGTCGCTTGCGGTGCAGGCCGCGACCAATGCAGCTGCCTCGCCCCCGAGCGCGCCACAGTCGGTTATCCCGCAGGCGCGCGCCGCACAGGGCGGTGGCTATGGCGCTGGTGCTGCGCGCGGCACAGCCGCTCCTGCGAAGGCCTCGCCCTACGCCGAGGTCGATGCCGAGCTTGCGACGCTGCGTGGGCGGCGCGACAAGCAGATGGAAGACCCCGACTACGGGCCGCTGAAAGAGCAGATGCGCGGTCGAGCGTTCGATGCAGGCAACGCCGCGATCGGCGTGGGCCTTGCCGGGATCGGCCCCGATTGGATGCAGGGCATGGCGGCACCGATGGCGCAGCGCGTGGCGAAGATGAGCGAGCCGATGAAGGTCGAGGGCGGCGAGATCGACAACGAAGGCAACGTGCGCCTCGATCCGGGATTCAAGCGCACCCAGCAGATGGAGTTCCTGCAAAAGCGCATCAACGAACTGGAAGGCATCAAGACGCGCGCGGTCAGTGCCGAGCAGCATCAGGAAATCCTGCGCGAGCAGATGAAGCTGCGCCAGCAGCAGGCTTCGATCGCAGCTGCAGATCGTGCAGCGCGCACCAAGCTGGAAGAAAGGAAGTTGGAACAGGAGCGCTGGGTCCATGTCGCCGATCCGGTGAGCGGCGAAGTCTTCGCCTACGATCGTGGCGCGAAAGACCCGAAGGCAACGATGGTTCGCTTGAGCGATCTGTCGAGCGCGGTCGATCCCGCGACCGGGTTGCCGAATCCCCCGAAGCTCACCGAGGCGCAGCAAAAATCGTTCAACGCAGGCAACCGCCTTGCCACGGGCCTGCCGCAGATGCAGGCGATGCTCTCCGGGGGATACGAGCCGTCGATCACCGACGTTGCGTGGCAGGCCAACATGGGACAGGCAGTCGGAGTTCCCTTGGGCTACGCGGCGAGTTCCACTGGCAAGAATTTCTTCACGATCGGGCGTGACGTCCTTGCTGGCGTGCTGCGCAAGGAGTCGGGCGCGAACGTCACCAAGCAGGAGTGGGACAACTACGCCGCGATGTGGTTGCCATGGCCCACTGATGACGCCCGGACGCGCGCGACCAAGATGCAGCTGCTGGAGAACCAGTTCCGCACGATCGGCGCTGAGTCGGGGCCAGCGGGCAATCGCTACATCCAGATGGCGCGCAAGCTGCATGAAAAGACGGGCTTCGGCGCGGCCCCGCAGGCTGGTGCTGGACCCGCTGCAGCTGGTGGCGTGCCTGATCCGGTGCAGATGTACGTTCCGGGAGCCGGATTCCGCTGATGGACCCGAAGGACTTCACGCTCGACCAGTGGATGCAGGGCATCTCCAACGCGGAGCGTGCTGGCGACAAGCGCTCCGCTGATTACCTGCGCGCGCTCGCGCAAAAGCACATGACGGGCGAAGGCACGATGACCGAGCGGATCGGCGCGGGAGCCGAGGACGTCAAGCAGAACATCGCGCGCACCTTCGGCAACCAGACGAAGGAAGGCCTCGCCGAACACAACCGGATCGCTGGCATGGCGGACCCCGGCGGCTGGGGCCGTCTGGGTGGTCAGGCCATGGCGCTCGCCCCGACGATGCTGATCCCCGGTGCTGGCACGGTCGCAGGATCGGCGCTGATCGGCGCGGGCACTGGGGCGCTGATGGAACCCGAAGACCCGATGAAGGGCGCGTTGATCGGTGGCGCGACGGGCGGTGGCGTGGCGAAGGGCCTGCAGATGCTGCCAGCTGCAGCAGGTGCTGTGCGCGACCAGCTGGCGAAGCGCACCTCGCTCTTTCCCGTTCGCAAGCAGGAGATGGCAGAGGAAGCCTTCAGGGGCGTGATCCCGCAGGGCGAGCGCGCGGGCGTTCTCGCCGATCTGCAGGCGCACGCCGATCCGGTGACGCTGCCGGGGTTCCAGCAGACCACTGCAGGCGCGACGCGCAATCCCTCGCTGCTTGAAGCCGAGCGAGCGCTGCGCAGCCAAGGCCAGAGCTATGGCGAGCCGATTCGTCGCCGCGCAGGCGATCAGGCAAAGGCTGTGCAGGATGCGTGGGAAGCTGAATTCGGCGGCGGTGCGAAAGCTGCCGTCGAGGATGTGCGCGACGCCGTCACCGGGATGCACAAGGAGGACATGGCGCTGCATGCGCTGCCGACGAAGAAGAACGTGGGCGGCGTGCTGGATGCGTTCGATGCCGAGATCGAGACGGCGATCGGCACGCACCGCGACAAGCTCTTGGAGATGCGCCACAGTTTTCTCGCCGCAGCGAAGATCGCGCGCGACACTGGCTCGATCGAGCCGCTCGATGCATGGCGGCGCGTGCAGCTGAAGCAGCAGCTGGGGCAACTCTACGATCGCATGAGCGGCAACTACGCACCGGACGCTGCCGGGTTCCTGTCGCGCTCGCTCCAGCGGATCAAGCCAGAGTTCGACGCCACGATGGACAAGCTCACGGGCGGCGGCAGGAGCTACAGCAACCTGATGGGCGATTATCACCAGCTGTCGAAGGAAGTGGGCCAAGCCGCCAAGGGCGAGGATTGGCTGAAGACGTTGAACGCGCGGCCCGAGATGGCGGCTGAAGGCGTGCATGATCCCGTGTCGGTGATCCTGCCCAAGCTGCGCAGTGAATTTGCAGCTGGGCCGACGCCGACGACGAAGTACGGCTCGCCAACGTACAACCCGCAGCAGGAACTGCTCCTGCAGCAGACGAAGAAGGCGTTGGAAGACTCCACGCGCGCGACGGGCGCGCGCGACATCATCCCGCCGGGGTCTTCGACGGTAGCGAACCTGCAGCCGATGAACCGGGTGCTGCAGCAGGCGGCTGCGGCCCAGAAGGCCGCGCAGGGCGGCTTCTCGCTGGGCGAGGGCGGCACGGCTGGGCTTGGTGGACTTGGGGTGCTGATGGGGCATCCGCTCTTGGGCGGCGCGGCGATCGCGGGTTCAGCTGCCAAGCACTTCATCGCCGATCCGGCGAAAGCGCGCGCGATGGACGACATCGCCAAGCGCATGGTGGGGATGTTCGCCAATCCGCGCGAGGCGATCGCCGCCCTGCAGAACGTGCCCGTGCCGAACCAGATGAAGCAAGAGATTATGAAGCGCATCACTTACTACGCTTCGCAGACCAGCGCGATCGGCGCAACCAATCCGCAATGAGGAAACGACATGCCGCGTAACGCAGCTGGGGTCTACAGCCTTCCCGATCCGCCGAGGGTTCCGAACACGACGATCGACTCGCCCGATGAGAACGTCACGCGCGACGACATCGGGGCGGAACTGACCAACTCGCTCGATCGCAACGGTCGCGGCGGCATGCTCGCGCCCTTCAGGATCGCCGACGGCACGATGGCGGCTCCCGGCCTCGCGTTCCTGAACGAGCCGGGTTCCGGTATGTACAGAATTGGCGGGAGCGATTGGGCGCTCGCCGTGCAGGGCGCGAAGGTGATGGAATTCACCGCCAACACGGTGACGATTCCCGTTGGCGTGGGCGTGAACATTGCCTCTTCACTCACTGTCGGTGGATTGCAAGTCAACTCCAATCTGATCGTGTCGGGCGGGATCATCAACACTGGCACAACGGTGTCGATGTTCCTTGGGACGAACAATGCTCCGGGATTGGAGATCACCCACGTTACCGCGCCCGTCAACTGGCTGCGGATCGTCCCGTCGCTTGCTGGCAGCGCGGTGGTTATCGTTCCTGCGGGAGCTAGCGCCGACGTTCCGCTTGCGATTGCTGGCAAGGGCAATGCGGGAGTCGATCTCTACGCGAACGGTGCTGGACCGTTGGTGCTGCGTACTCTTCCGGGGCCGGGACCGAATTTCATCACGCTGACCAGTGGAACCAACCCGATCATTGCTGCGAGTGCTGGGAATATGTTCCACACCTCGTTCAGCAATTTCACTGCGGGGCTGACGGTCCCTTCTGGCAACCGCATCTATATTGATGGGGCTGGCGATACGTTCATTGCCGAAAACGCAGCGAACGTGATGT